AATAACGGATAACTGGTACTTTGTTATCAATAAAGTTAGATTCTTCTTGTACTGGTTCTAGATCTGAGCTGTCATAGCTAGGTGCAATGTCGCATTTACGATAGATACCGTCTTCCATACCCTTAACAATCTGATGGAATGACATGTATTCCTCGATTGCTACCCCTAAAGAGTCCTCAACGCTACGTGCATTAGGTTCAATTAGGAAGTTACGAGGATTAATAGGGTTCAAACCTACTAAGAACTTCTTAGATTCCATCACACCGATAGCTGCAACGGTAGTTCCGGGGATAGGTTGAGTAGAAGGAGACAGTACCTTACGCTCTTCAACCACAATTTCACCGATACCAGTACCATATAACTCAGCTAAGAGTACAATCTCATCGATAGAACGCTTAATCTTAGTCTGTTTGAAGTCTTCGTGCATCTGATTACGGATAAGAACCACGTCAGATTTGTCTTGGTCTTGTCTATCATCAACGATATCAAAGAATTCACCACGACCAAACACTGCTTCGCTTATCTCAGACTGCTTAGATTCAATAGCTTGTTGTAATGCAGGAGTAATAATACGTGATCTCTCTGAATCACGCATCTTATCTTCAGCAGCCCAAATACCTCGCCATAAACGCTCGTACTCTTCCCACTGTTTTGTGTAGTTTACATCTCTATGGTTTCTCCATAAGTCTGTATGATGGGTAACGAAACTGACAATCTCTTTATCAGACTCGGTTACTTCGTATTCTTTATCGTCAGAATAGTTCTCTGCCATTTTTTATAGTCCTTGTGGAATAGATGATTGAATAGATGATGCCATCGGATCAGTGAACACTTGTTGTTGTTCTACTTCAGGGGAAGGCAACATGTTGTCAGAGGTGACACCGAACTTCTTATTGATTGGATCGCTGTCGATTGTACGATAGATAGACTCTTGTCTACGTTGAGCTGTTGACATACCTGCTCTTTGTTCTGTTTGTCTTGCAAACACTTCACCAGCTACTCGTAAGTAGTCTGCAAAGTTTCTGTTATACAGCTTAGAAGCTTGTTCTTTTGCTGTAAAGATATTAGATAGCTCAGGGATATTAGAACCAAAAGCAATTAACTTTGTTGCTCTGTCTTCACCTAAGCTACGTCTTAAGCTAGAGTAAACATCTAAACCATCTTCACGACCTAGACGCTCGATAGCTGTGCTTAACTCACCTTCACTAAAGCCACTCTTGTTGTTCTCTGATAGGAACTTAGCAATACCACGCTTAGTGTTAACTTTGTATGCACTTGACTTAGGATTAACTACAGGAGTTAGTTCAGCAAACGCATCAATATAATCTTCATCTTTCTTTAGCATATCAACAAAGCCTGCACCTTTGGTAAACATTTCTTTACCTTGGATGTAGTGTTGTGCTTCGTGGAGAACTGTTGCTGTAGGATTGTATTTGTCCCAATCAGGATGTTTTCTATTAAATAGAATAGAGTTATCTGTTGGGCTGTAGGCAGCTAGTCGTGCTGATTTATCATCATCAATGAAACCAACCTTAACATCTTCGATGCCGGGGTATGCTGCTTTGAGTGTTGGCATGGAGAATAACTCATCTACAGTCAACATAGAATCTTCAGGTAATGATTTTAAATTGATACCATCACGAAGCTTTACTTCTTTGTCAGAGATCTCATACATACCTTTGTTAGATACTGGATCTACTAAGAAGCCTGACTTACCCCACTTCTCATCAAAGTCTTTTACAGATAGCTTTAACCAATCTGATTCTACTTCAGCCATGCGATCCATTGCGTTACCAATGTTCACACCGGACTTCTCTAAGTTCTCTAAACCTGATGTACCAATAAACATCTTTGGTGCTAGGTCAGGCATCATGCCACCTTCTAAAGGATTTGTTTGTTTTAATCCCTGTACTAGAGACATTGGATCAAATCCAAATATTCCTTTAACAATGCTTAATGCCATATTAGTATCCTGATATCCAAAATGTTTTCATATTAGTTGCTTGTTTACGTACATTCCATTTAGCAGGAACAACCTGTAAATTAAATGCATTATGTAATCCACAAGCCTGCTTAGAATTAATAGGTACAATATGATCAACGTGCCAATCAAAACCTGTTAACTCTTTTCTTTTATCTCTTACATCGACAGCTTCTTTAAACACTAACTCATCTAACTCAGACGGAACATATCTTTCTGTCTGTAGTCTCCGCTTGTGTGCATACTCAAGAGAAACTACCTTACGTCCTTTTGCGTTCTGTTGTACCTTTTTAAGCCACTCATCTCTAGAAACAATTCCTTTTTCTCTTGATTTGTTTCTTTCTGCTTCGTTTCTTTTACCGGGATTATTTTGTCTCCAGTCAGAAACATCTTTTACAACACAAGAAGCACACTTATTTAAATGTCCGTCTTTCATTCTTTTGTGTTTATGAAACATAGAAAGTTCTTTTGTTTCACCACATTTAAAACATTTCTTCACCCTAATACCCACTTATCCAGTCCAGCGGTTCAAGTTCATCACTATCATCATCGTTAAAATAAGTAGTGACAGCTAACTGATCTACGAATGACAGAGCATCAACTAAGTCATCGTGTACTTGCGATGTAGGGAACATTAGGAGCTGATCCTTAAACTCATCCCAGTCTTCATCTTCATTCAACGTAATCTTGCCATGCTCGAATCGACCTTGCAATGACCAAACAATACGTTCTGTTTTCTTTTTACCACCATGCGTTAAGTCAGTGATATGTGCGTAAACGTTATTAGCTCTCATACAATCACTTAGATAAGGCATAACAGCGTTTCTACTCGTACCACGTTCCAAACCTATACCTACTGGTTGAAACTCTTTAATGTTCTTTAGAATACGTTGAGCAGTCTCTTTCGTATCCCATCGTCCATGTTCTATCTTATGCACAAACCAGTTACCATCATCAGTTACTTTAACCACTGCAATAGCAGACTGGTCTAACTTCTTCTGTCTAGATTGTGAATAGTTCTCGTTAATGAATCCTGAGATGTCCATACCGATATAGTACACACCACCATCAGGTTCTTCTCCGTACTTCAACCACTTCTCTTTAAACAGGTCTGTGCCTGCATTATCAAAAGAAGCTTCGTATTCCTGCTTGAAAGCAAAACTACTTAATGTCTTCCTCGCACCTTCAATCTCTTTAGGATCAATCAGTGGATTGTCCTTAGTGGTGAAGTGCCATGACTTCCATTCTTCATCCTCACCATCAAGACCTAGGTTATACATATCGTAGAACCAGTTACGTCCTTTCGGTGTACCGATAAATAAGGCATTACCTTTCTTATCAGATAGAGCAGCACGTAATACTTTCTCCCATGTATCAGCTTTGATGTCAGCTACCTCATCCAGTACTACGAATGTGAGAGAAACACCACGAAGCGTATCAGGTCTATCAGCACCACGTACATAAATCTTAGCACCGTTAATCAGAGTAATATCCATGTTGTTCACATGAGAACTACTGATAACATCTCTACCTAAGTCCATTAGCAAGTCCCAAATAATCTGTCTTGCTTGTCCTTGAGTAGGAGCTACATACATCACTGCAGATCCTTGCGGACACTTTAAACCCTCTACGAGGAGAGCAACTGCAGACAATCTACTTTTACCACAACGTCTACCTGCAACAATTACTTTAAATCTAGTCTTGTCGCTATAGACTTCTTTTTGCCAAGGCAACAGTTCAAAGTTAAGATTCATCGTTATACTCTACATCAGTAACTTCAACGTCTACAACTTCTGCTGCCTCTACTTTGGCATCGCCAATACCAGTGATGTTAATGGTTACAGCATTCCGCTGACCTTTAGCATCTTTCTCGAATAGCGATGTTGGTAAGACACGATCCATGCACATCTTCAATGCAGCCATCTGACCACTATGAGTATCATCCATTGCTATTGAGACAATCTTATTGATAACTTTATCACCAGTGGTGGCGAGTAATCGTGCTTTTAATTCTTGAATTCTTCCGTTATCACCTTGAGGTCTACCGAGCTTACCTGGTTTCTTCTTAGACTCTATCAGTGCCTTAGGTGGTCTTCCTCTACGAGGCTTGACTTCTGCTTCCATTCTTTATCCTTAGAGGAGAACTTATATAATTATATAGTTTATGTAGTGTTCTTAGTACTTCTTAGAATTATCATTGTTATCGTTATTAAC